TTATTTTTTAGCATAAACATCCATTAGAAAGTCAATCAAGTGATTCAAGGTGCGACTATCCATTTGGCGAGCCAAGTGTAGTAGTACTTCTTCTCTCGGAGAAGAAACAGAATCAATGAAATCTTGGAATTTGGCAGCCTTATTTCCAGTTAGCAGCCAATGCAAATTAATTCCAAAGTGCTTATAAAACTGAACTAAGTAATCGGCATTCGGACTTCTTTCCCCATTCTCATAATTTTGAATACTTGCCCTACTGATGCCAAATAACTCACTCAACTGCTCTCTTGAGTATCCATTATCTGTTCTGATTTTTTTTAGTCGCTCACCCAATAACTTAGAGCTTAATTCAAAAGAATTATCCATAAAAGTTCCTTTTTTCTTGACAGCTACATTTGTAGCTAATAATATTGCTACAAATGTAGCAAAACAGCTAGTTTTGTAGTAATTATACAGGATTTGAACAAACCAAGAAAGGTAAAAAAATGGGAATTAAAACAGTAAATGAAGTTAGAGAATGGTTAAAAGACAATAATTTAACAGTTGCGCAATGGGCGAGAGAAAACGGACACAACTCCGTAGATGTTACTCGTGTGTTGACGGGGAAATCAAAGTGTCGATACGGTCAGGGGCGCGCTATCGCGATTAAGCTGGGGTTAAGAATTGACGAGTGAGGAAACGAAGATGGGGATAACGATTGGTGAGCTGCTTAAACTTAATATTCAAGGGCTTCCTACAACAGCAAGAGGATTAAGGGAGAGAGCAAAAACCCAGAACTGGCCGTACATCGAAGAGGTTGGCAAAGCGCGTGGAGGCCGTCTGAAAAAATACTTAATCGCTTCCCTCCCTGCCGAAATCCGAGCAGCCATCATGAAACGGCAGTCGGACGAGCTGACGGAGAAGATGCCGAAAACCTTGCCCCAAGTCAGACCGGGGACGGCGATGTCGGCTCAGGCACTGGCTGAAGCGGCCAAGCTGTTGAATGAGAAACAACGGTCGGTGGCGGATGCGCGATGTGCGGTGGTGGCGGCGGTGTTGGGGATTAAATATCAATACGGTTGCTCTGCCAAGGCTGCGGTGGCTCAGTTTTTGGGCTTGCTGGCAGAAGGTAAATTGGACGCGGTCACGCTTGGGAACTTGGAAAAGGCCAATGACCGCAGCCGGTCGGCGAAGGTTGGCGAACGTACTTTAGACGGCTGGATATCTGCTTATTTGAAAGCGGAAAACGCGACGGAGCGGTTGGTTGCTTTAGCTCCGAAGACGACGAAGGCGGTTAAGCCGATTGAGAGCTACGGTTGGTTGCCGATGTTTATGCAGTTTCACAATATTCCGTCCGCGCCGAAACTGGCGCACAGCTACCGCCGGTTTGTGCAGTGGGCTGAAGCGGAAAATATGCCGGTCAATGATGTGCCTAATTTGAGTATGGTGCGGCGCGTTTGGGACAAGCTGCCGATGATTATGCAGGAGCGCGGCAGGAAAACGGGGGCGGCTTATAAATCGCTGCTGCCTTATGTGAAACGTGATTGGGGGGCTTTAAAGCCAAACGATGTTTGGATCGGCGACGGCCACAGCTTTAAAGCGAAGGTGGCACATCCGGTACACGGCAGGCCGTTTAAGCCGGAAGTGACGGTGATTATTGATGGTTGTACGCGGTTTGTGGTCGGTTTTTCGGTTTCGTTGGCTGAAAGTTGTGTGGCGGTATCGGATGCTCTGCGTATCGGGGTCAAGCATTTTGGTTTGCCTATTATCTACTACTCGGATAACGGCGGCGGCCAAACCGGCAAGACGATAGACCATGAAATCACGGGTATTACGTCCCGACTGGGTATCCGCCATGAAACGGGTATCGCGGGTAATCCGCAAGGTCGAGGCATCATCGAACGATGGTGGAAAGACAATCTGATTGAGATGGCGCGGCAGTATGAGACGTTTGCGGGCGCGGGGATGGACAGCAGCACGAAGAACCTGATGTACCGCAAGATGGAAAGTGCTTTTAATGCTTTGGAAAAAGGCAAGGATTTGACGGAGGAACAACAGAAATATTTGAAAAAACTGCCGAGCTGGTCGCGTTTCATTGCGGATGTTGTCAAATGTATAGACGAATACAACAACCGCCCGCACGGCGAGCTGCCCCGACATCCTGACGGCGGGCATTATACGCCGAAGGCTTATCGGGAAATGAGGCTGGAACAGGACGGTATCGCGCCGGATATGTTGTCGGCGGAAGAGCTGGCAACGATGTTTATGCCGCAAGAGGTGCGAAAGGTACAGCGCGGTTGGCTGGATTTATTCAACAACTCTTATTTCTCAACAGAGCTGGCGGAGTATCACAAGGACGAGGTACGGGTCAGCTACGATTTGAGCGATGCGTCGGCGGTCAATGTGTTTGATATGGACGGCAAGTTTATCACTAAGGCGCAGGCCAACGGCAATAGCCGCGAGGCTTTCCCGACGGCGCGTATCGACCAACTGGCGGAAAAACGCCGAAAAGGCAAAATCAAGCGGGCGGAAAATGCAATCAAGCTCGCAAATGCGGAAGTCAATCCGGCTTTGGAACAGGCGGCGGTTTGGGACGAGCTGGGACATTTGGGCGGAAACGTCATCGAGGCGGAGTATGCGGTATTGCCGAGAACGGGCACGGACGATTTTGTGCTATTTGAGGCGGATAGATAAAGGAAAACATGATGGACAAACAGAAAAATGCGGCGTTTTCGACCGAGCTTGTTGAAAAATTGAAACTCAAGCGAGCCCTTGGGCGGATTCAACGATTTCAAGTAAAGATTCAAGGTGTTCCCGCTGAACGGAATCAGGCTCAAATTTCTAAATCGGGAAACTCTTTCATTTCAGACGGCCTTTAAAGGTTGTTTAAAACTCAAGGATATTAAAAATGAAACAAATTAATCAAGCATTGCAACAAAAACTGGTTGAATTTAAAGAAAAATCGGGAATGAACCAAACCCAACTGGCACGCGGTATCGATACTTCGCCGGCCTCCATCAGTATGTATCTGAACGGCACTTATGCCGATAAAGGCGGCAATTATGAAACCATCGAGACGAAAATCGAGGCGTTTTTGGAGATGGAGGACAGTAAGGCGCGACGTGAAGAGCTGGTGTTGGGATTTGTATCGACTAAGACGACACGCCGAATCGCGGAAGTGATGCGCGATGCGCACGAAGGCGGCGAAACGGTGGTGATCTACGGTCAGGCGGGTTTGGGCAAGACGCAGTCGGTCAAAAACTACTGCGAGAAAAACCCTGCGGCTATCTTGATTGAGGCTAATCCGAGCTTTACGGCTTTGGTACTGATGCGCAAGTTGGCGACGGCGGCGAAGGTATCGGCGATGGGCAGCCTGAATGATTTGTTTGAGTCTGTATCTGACCGCCTGCGCGATTCGGGCCGTCTGATTGTGGTCGATGAAGCGGAAAACCTGCCCTTGCGCGCCCTTGAGATTATCCGCCGACTGCATGATGAAACGGGCTGCGGTTTGGTGTTGAGCGGTATGCCCCGACTGGTTGCGAATTTGCGCGGTAAGCATGGCGAGCTGGTGCAACTTTATAGCCGCGTGTCTGTTGCGCTGAATTTGGGCGAATCTTTGCCGGATGACGAACTCTTTGAGATTGCGAAAGCGGCTTTGCCTGATGCGGACGAAGAAACGCTCTTGGAACTGGTTAAACATAGTAACGGCAATACGCGCCGGATGAGTAAATTGATGCGCGGCGCGGTACGCACGGCGAACAAGAACGGTATCAAGATGCAGGCCGGTATCGTTAAGAAATACAGCTCCCTGATTATCCGATAGGCCGTCTGAAACGGTAAGTCTCTGACAGGGCTATATATTTTTTTACCCTATGATTTTAATAAGTTGTTGTTTTAAAAGGAAAACGCAAAATGCAAGTTTTGAAGAAAGTTGATTGGAAGATGTTTGTGGCGCGCTCTTTTTGGCGTTGGGTGCCGGTTGGTTTGACGGTGGGCGTGTGGTGTTTTGTGGCGGGAATGGCGTTGCATTCCTGCGCGAAAGAACCTGAACCGGTTGCGAAAGAGCTGACGAAGGTCGAGAAGATGGAAAGACAGGCGGATTTGGAGGTCAAGGTATGGGAAGCGCAATACGAGTCAATGAGCGTCGAGGAAAAAATGAAAGGGATTGTTTATGAGTGATAAGCCAATTTTATTGAGCCCTGCGGCGAAAAAAGAGGCTTTGGATCGGGCGGTAAAGGAAATCCGCGCGAAATATGGCGATAAGGCGATTGTGAAAGGATGTGTGAAATGAGTTTCGGACGACGTAATACGGATTGGCAGGCTTGGGGACAACACCGCAGGCGTGCGACGAAGTTTATGGTGAAGCGAAACCGCGAGCAGGAAGTCGCCGAATATCAGGCGCAGTTTGAAGATAAGGACGGCAAAGGTCGTCTGAAAACGGAAGGAAACAAAGATGAATGAAAAAGATTTGATCGAATGGCTCGAAGACCGTGGCGAGCTGATGATTATGAAAAAGGACGGCGAAGGCTTTGTGATTGCAGCGCGTGCGCCGGACGGGATGTGGAAGACTGCCGAGGCGGAAACTTTGGCTCAGGCGATAACTTTATGGGAGGAAGTGTGATGTTTAAGTTTTTGAGAAACCGCGCGAAAGTTGAAGCAATTTTAAACAAGAAAGGAAAGTGAAATGAAAGTGTATGTTTTTAAAATTAGTAATGAAAACGGTAAGTTAAAGATAGAACTCCCCGAAATCCCAATGGGTAAGCAAATTGACGAAGTTGATTTGATTGCTGGGCTAACCACGGAATTTATTGCAAGTATGTTACGTGATGCCCAAAAAGATCGTCGCAAATTCGTAATCGACGCATCAAATCAATTGGCTGCAATCCAGACATATCAAAAAATCTTCAATTAAGGAAGGAAGAGAAAATGGCTAAAACCCGAATCAAACAGCCCGCCATCGAAGCGGCACAAGACAAAACGGAAGTTACTGCATTTATCCGCCAAATCGGCGACTTGCAGCGCGAAGTCAAACGCCTGGAAACCGAAGCCGGAGACAAAAAAGCGGCTATCGAAGAAGAATATGCCGCCAAAGCCGCGCCGATGTGTGCCGAAATCATGAGCCTGACCGAACGTGTGGCCGCCTACTGCGAAGCGCATAAGGACGAGCTGACGGAAAATGGTAAAACCAAAACCGTGGACTTTACCACCGGCCTGATTAAATGGCGCATCCGTCCGCCATCTGTCAAGGTAACGGGCGTGGCCGCCGTCCTGGCGTGGCTCTCGGAAAAATCCGCCTTTGCCGAGTTTGTCCGCACTAAAAAGGAAATCGACAAAGACACCATCCTGAATCAAAAAGAGTGTTTTTCAGACGGCCAAGTTCCGGGGATTAAGATTGTGAGCGGCGTGGAGGATTTTGTGATTGAGCCGAGCGAACAAATTCTATAA